GAGAATTGCTAAATGGATCCAAATGATATTGAATTGAAAACTATCGATAAATTATTCGAATATGAAAAACATTCTAGATTTATAGATGAATTGAGTTTTGATGAATTAAAAAATTTTTCGAAACTTTATTGTAAATTATACTTAAAGCAACAAGAAACTATTTCTTCTCTTGGTGCAATTAAATATAAATAGAAAGTAGATATATTGGAATAAATGGCATCTGTATATGTTAATAACCTTGTAGTCAATTCAGGTACAGATTTTTCTCAAACTTTTACATTAGAATCTAATGACACTGATTCTGCGCTGGATTTAACTGGATATACGGTATCAGCACAGATGAGAAAGTATTCTGGCAGTTCAACATTTACCACCTTCACTTCCGGTATTTTATCACCAAGAACATTGGGAAAAATTTTTATCTCTTTAACTTCCAGTCAAACAGTAGATTTAAAACCTGGGAGATATGTATATGATGTAGTTATTACTATAAATTCTGTTAAAACAAGAGTAATTGAAGGGATGGTTCTTGTAAGAGAAGGAGTTACTCGTTAATGTCTGATATTAAAGTTAGAGTCGGGCAACAAAATTCAGTCAAGGTAATTTCATCTATTAGTGGTGGATCAAATTTTGCGAATTTTGCCGATATCGCAACAAATGTAATTGGTGGAATAGCATCAGTTACATCTCTTAATGTTAGTGGAGTATCTACATTTATAGGTATTGCAACCTTTAAAAATGATGTTTACATTGATGGTGATCTTTATATTAGTGATGATTTAGTATTTGATGAATTTACTGCTCGTAATGCAAATATTACCGGAATTCTTACCGTAGGGCAGTCATTTTATTATCCGCCAGGGCAACCTTATGGTGTTGCATATTTTGATCCGAATGACCAATTAGTTTCTACTGGCACAACTGCGGCGGCAATATCGAAAACTAACTATATACTTACAACCGACGATTCGGGTGTTCCAACCTGGTCCAATGTTATAGATGGAGGAACCTATTAGTGTCTAAACCAACAAGCAGACAAGGACTCATAGATTATTGTCTAAGACGCCTAGGTGCTCCTGTATTGGAGATTAACCTTGCCGATGACCAAATAGATGATTTAGTCGATGATGCCCTACAGTACTTCCAGGAGAGGCACTTTGATGGCGTAGAAAGAATGTATTTAAAATATCAATTGACACAAGAAGATATTAATAGGGGTTCTGCGGTAACAGGTGGTGTTGGGGTAGTTACAACCACGGGAACATCGACAAATGTAAGTGGATTAGGAACTATAACCTCTAATTTTTATGAAACATCCAATTTTATTCAGGTTCCGGATTCTGTAATTGGAATAGAAAAAGTTTTTAAATTTGATGCTAGTTCTATCTCTAGAGGTATGTTTAGCATTAAATATCAACTATTCTTAAATGACTTATATTATTTCAATTCAATTGATTTATTACAATATTCGATGGTAAAAACTTATCTTGAGGATATTGATTTTCTTTTGAGTACTGATAAGCAGATAAGATTTAATAAAAGACAGAATAGAATGTATTTGGATATTGACTGGGGATCTCAACAAGTTGGAACTTTCCTAATAATTGATTGCTATAGAATTTTAGATCCAAACACCTTTACTAATGTTTATAACGATAGTTTCTTAAAAAAATATTTAACCGCCACTATGAAGAGGCAGTGGGGTCAAAATTTAATTAAATTTAGAGGAGTCAAGTTGCCTGGAGGAATTGAATTGAATGGTAGGGAATTATATGAAGATGCAGAGAGAGAATTGGCGGATATAAAACAAAGAATGGCTCTTGATTATGAATTACCACCTTACGACTTTATTGGATAATAATGGCACTAAATCCTTTCTTTCTTCAAGGTTCACCAAATGAACAAAGACTCGTTCAAGAGTTAATCAACGAACAGTTGAGGATTTATGGCATAGAAGTAATTTATATTCCCAGAAAATTTGTAAGAAGGGAAACTATTTTAAGAGAAATTTCATCGTCAAAATTCGATGATAATTTTGCTCTAGAAGCATATGTAAACAATTATGATGGATATAGTGGGCAGGGAGATATTCTTACTAAATTTGGAATGTCCCTGAAAGATGATTTGAGTTTAATCATTTCCAAAGAAAGATTTGAGGATTTCATTTCTCCCTTTTTAGAAACAGAAAGTGATGAAGAAATTGTTTTAGCATCAAGACCTAGAGAAGGAGATTTAGTATATTTTCCACTAGGTCAAAGATTATTTGAAGTTAAGTTTGTAGAGCACGAACAACCATTTTATCAACTAGGCAAATTATATGTCTATGAATTAAAATGTGAATTGTTTGAGTACGAGGATGAAGTTATTGATACAACTATTGAGGAAATTGATACTCAAATTCAGGAAGAAGGATATATAACAACACTAAGTTTAATTGGGATTGGAAGAACTGCAACAGCATTATCAACAATTGGGACTGGTTATATTAGACAAATAACCTTGAATAATGATGGATATGGATATACTTCCCCCCCAACTATAGGCATATCTTCCGCACCTCTTGGTGGAACAAATGCATCAGCAAAAGCAATCACAGAATTTAAATCTGGATTTTATGCTATAAAACAAATAGTATTGACGAATGCTGGTACTGGATATACTGTTGCCCCAAATATTTCAATTATTGGTAATGGAACTGGTGCTGCCGCCACATGTGGAATTGAAACCTCACAGTCTGGCGTCATTTTTATAAATCTTACTGATAATGGTGTTGGGTATTCAACGGCACCACATGTAAATATTATAGGAAGTATTGGTTCTGGAGTAACAGCAACTGCAATATCATCAGTAGTCGGAACTTCCCAGACTGTATCTTCAATAAGTCTTACAAATCCTGGAGTAGGATACACCATTGCCCCTCAAGTTGTTATTGATGGACCGCCAATTCTAACTGGAATTGGAACTTATTTGTTTAATGAGATTGTAACCGGGTCTAGGTCAGGAACAACTGCAAGAGTCAAATATTGGGATTTTGACACTAAAATTCTTAAGGTTTCTTTTGTCAATAACGTAACACCTAATGGATTTTTCCCAGGAGAAACAATTACCGGATCAATTTCTAATGCTCAATATTCGGTAAATACTTATAGTAATTGGAATCCATATGATAAGTATGGTGATAATTTACAGATTCAGACTGAAGCAGAATCTATTTTAGATTTTTCCGAATCCAACCCATTTGGTTCTTATTGATACTATAAATACATAATACGGTAATGATTGAATAAACGGGTATAGAAAAACGTTAGGAACCTATTTTTACCATCAAATTATTAGAAAGACTGTTACTGCATTTGGAACTCTTTTTAATGACATTTACATAGAGCATAAAAATTCATCTGATGTAGGAATCAGTCAGATGAAGGTTCCTCTTGGATATGGACCTATGCAAAAGTTTCTTGCCAGGATTGAGCAGCAATCCGAATTGAATAAAGCAATTCAGATTACTCTACCCAGAATATCATTTGAAATGACTTCTATTCAGTATGATTCCACAAGAAAGGCAAATGTAACTCAAACATTCAAAACTTGTGGCAATGGAAATACTATTAAAAAAGTTTATATGCCAGTTCCATATAATATTGGATTTCAGTTAAATATTATGACCAAGTTGCAAGATGATGCTCTACAAATAGTTGAGCAGATTCTTCCAAGTTTTCAACCATCATTTAATTTGACAGTAGATTTGGTAGATTCTATCGGAGAAAAAAGAGATATTCCTGTGGTTTTAGATAGTGTATCCTTTACCGATGACTATGAAGGAGACTATTCGACTAGAAGAACTTTAATATATACTTTAAATTTTACTGCCAAAACTTATCTGTTCGGACCAATTTCCGATAGTACAGATGGTCTTATCAAAAAAGTACAGGTTGATATGTACACTAGTGCTGACACTACAACCGCTAAGAGAGAAATGAGATATACCTTGGTTCCAGACCCAATTGACGCAGGTCCGGATGACGATTTTGGATTTAATGAAACTTGGGAGACATATGGTGATGCTAGGATTTATAGTCCAACTCAACAAAGTGACATTTGATTCATTATGAAAAATAATTATGACGATTTGGACAAGGCATTGAATATTGAAAGTAGTATTGTTGAAGTGGAAAAATCGACTACATCAATTGATATTATTCCGGCACAAACGGATGATATAAAAAAAGATTATGAATATACACGAGCAAATTTATATTCATTAATTGAAAAAGGTCAAGAAGCAATTAATGGAATTATGGAACTTGCCGGTGATGGTGGAAGTCCAAGAGCATATGAAGTAGCAGGGCAACTTATTAAGAGTGTTGCAGATACGACTGATAAACTTATAGATTTGCAGAAAAAACTGAAGGATGTTCAGGAAGATAATACTAAAGTTTCCAATAATGTCACAAACAATGCCGTGTTTGTTGGATCTACTTCAGAGTTATCAAAATTACTGAAACAAGGTTTTCTAAATAATAAAGAGTAATAAATTATAAAAGATGAATGAGCAATTAAAACCATATAAAACCGTGGAGGAGATTGCTAAAAAGCATCGTCTTGAAGTTTCTTTCATACAAAAGCAACTAGATATGGGTGCTTCAATTGAACATGAGCATACAAAGAATCAAAAATTAGCAACTGAAATTGCTCTTCAGCATTTGGATGAAATTCCAGATTATTATACTCGTTTAAAGAAACTGGAAGCAGATGCTAAAAAGCATCATAAAAAG